TCAGTTGGTTAGAGCACCACCTTGACATGGTGGGGGTCACTGGTTCGAGTCCAGCTAGTCGCACCACCTATCAAAGCCAGTAAATTTCTACTGGCTTTTTTCTTTCCTAAAATTCACTTCAAAAATCAATCGCTTACCTACAATCAATTCAATCATTCACTAAAATTTCAAGTCTCAAATGTTGCCAACTTTTAGCTATTTTTGTATATTTCTTGTCGTTAATTATGCCCAAATTACGCCTTATTTGGTCTAATTACATCAAAGCGAGCAGATATAACTAATTACTATTGAAAACATGGAGATTAGTACGAAATTACCGTACGTGTGATTGCTAATGGTACTTCTGTGGAACCTGTCATTCGGGATAAAATAACTATATGATATTGATTTGGGCAATAAAACAATTAGAGATAGGAAAATATACGCAATAAACTACAGTGGATTGCTGAGAATAAAACTACTCTACAATATGCCTAATGAGCAAGTTAAAATCCGCAGCTATAACAGCGATAAGCCCCCTGACGAAATATCAGAATTACAAGACATTTCAGTGTTGGGGAATGTGTTTTGGTATTCTGTTCTTTTATAAAAAACAATAGCGGATGGTTGCTGATTTATTTGTGTAGTAACAAAGAATTCGTAATTATTATTACTAATATGTTTACAATATTAATATTCATGGTAATATCTTGTAACTAAAGGTTAGTGACAAATGAGCAAGATTACAAAAATTAAAGATAAGCTCTACAAAGAGCCGCCACCCACTGATTTTACGTGGGACGAGCTGAGAACACTTTTACTTAATTTAGGATTTAATGAAAAACAAGGTAATGGATCTCGTGTGAAATTTGAGCATTCTTCGCTTGATTTCCCGATTAGTATTCATAAGCCACATCCGCAAAATACATTAAAGCGGTATGTAATTATTCAGATAAAAACCGCCCTTGATGAACTCTATGCGCTATTAGGAAATTAATATGGAAACAATGCAATATAAAGGCTTTCTAGGAAGTATCGAAATTTCCAAGGAAGACAAGATATTATACGGCAAGCTATTACATATTAATGGCTTGATAACTTACGAAGCCGAGAATTTTTCAGAATTAGAGGCTGCATTTCATGATGCTGTTGATGATTATCTTGCCGATTGTGAAGAATCCGGCGTCGAACCACAAAGATCTTGTTCCGGTGCATTTAATATTCGGGTAAAACCAGAAAAGCATCGCCAACTCCTATTTATCTCAAGCATACAAAATATAAAACTAAATGCTTTAGTAGCAGAAGGGGTTGACTTGGTCATTACAAAATATGCAACTGAACATGCAAAACTAGAAGCTTACAAAGTATTTAAATTTAACTGGGAACACAATCCAGAAATGAGAAAAAATGCAATTAATTGGACATTAGAAAAAATGTCAAAATCTCAGTTCGTTTCAGGAGAGGAAAATAATTATGAAAATGCAAATCCTTGATCAAGCTATTATGTCTTACTCTTTTAATCTAAAGACTAATAAGGAAAGTAGCGCAAAAGAAGGAAAACTCTCTCTAGGTGTTACATTCCCAAAAGAAGACAGAGCCGACTGTATCCTCCATATTGAAATTGAGACGCCGGATTATGAATTTAAAGGAGAATTTGCTTATCATTTTGAAAAAAATCATCCAAAAGTCTCAGAAGCTAAAAATAGGGAACAAGAGTTTATGGCATCACTTTACCCTTACGCGATGCCATTAGCAAAAAACCTTCTTGCTATATCCGAAGTACCAAGCAATAGCTTGCCTTATTTACCTATTGAAATTTAACTAACAAACCGCCTGTGTGGCGGTTTTCTTTTATTAAGTTTTATTAACTAATTCCAAGAAATCATTTTCTGATAGTATTTTATGTTATAGCCTTTAGAAATTAACTCTTGTGCCTTTATTTCTTTATTACTTAATTCCTTTCTAGCTAATCGGCTCTTGTCTTGAATTCCTTTGATAAGTAATGTCACTTTCTTAGAAACAACATCAACACATCACAACCAACAGAAGTTGCTTTTCTGTTTTCTTTCTTGATATAGATAATTCATCTGTAAATACAACCTAATACATTGTCACAAAAAACGATAAACGAACAGATTAAATGAGAAAACTACACATAAAACATTTGTAATGGGATTTTCAGACTACGCCAAAATTACGCTAAATTTATACTATCCAAATGATTTATAACAAAATTTAACTGTAAGCTAGTGCACCATCTTGTAATCCCAAGCTTTTTAGCTTGGGATTTTTTCTTCTTATCCCCTACTTAATTTAAATGAATATTTTCTGAACAAATCGTATAAGCAAATGAAAATAATTTGCATTGATCGACGTAAACGTTTTCGCTATACTTGCGGCTCTTTTATTATCTATTGGGAAGCGATTATGAATTTTAAATTAAGCCTTATTTCAACCGCACTTTTAACCAGTTTTTCCATTTCTACGTTTGCAGAAACTGAACAGGCCGCAAATACAAATACCGAAGTGCTTGAGCAAATCAATGTTCAAGATACGGGTATCAACCAAAATGGTTATCAAACGACAGGGACATCAGTTGTATCAAAAGCTGAAGTGCCTGTATTCGACACACCAAACACAGTAAATATTCTTTCGACCAAACTACTAGACGATCGCAAACCTGAATCACTCATTGATGCGCTTTATAACGTCAGTGGTGTGAGTCAAGCGAATACGTTAGGTGGTATGTTTGACTCTATTCAAAAACGTGGTTTTGGTGGAAACCGTGACAACTCAATTATGCGTAACGGTTTACAAGCCGGCCCAGCTAAAAACTTTAGCGCGACAACTGAAACTGTTGAAGTTTTAAAAGGACCTGCATCTGTACTTTATGGTATTCAAGATCCAGGTGGTGTAGTTAATATCATTACTAAAAAACCACAACAAACACCACGTTATGTCGTTGGTGGAACCTTAGGTAATCATAGCCTGTGGGGAACCCAATTAGATTTTACTGGAGGCTTAGGAAATGGTTTTGCTTACCGCTTTATCTATGACAAACAAGAAAAAGATTACTGGCGTAATTTCGGCGAAATCAAAACGACGACTTATGCCCCATCACTTGCTTGGGAAAATGAGCATTCTAAAATATTATTTGCATATGAACACCTTGATTATACTCAGCCTTTTGATCGTGGCACTCAGTTAGGCAAAGGCAAAATTGTCAACATTCCGGCAGAACGCCGTTTGGACGAACCAAACAACCAAACTACAGGTAAAACCGATAATATTCAGGTTAAGATGGAGCAGAAACTGAATGACAAATGGAAGATGAATTTTACCTATGGTTATGCCCGTGATAAATATTATTACCGACAAACCCGTATTGTTGCAGTAAATACCGATTATACCGATACGCTCTCTTACCGTTCAGGCAACACCACGCGCGTATTAGATCCGCGCATGGCGTTACGTCGCTTAGAAAAACAAGCAGCAGATCAACGGGTACACAGCACCTCACTAAATTTAGTAGGAGAATTTGCTATTGGCGAAATTGCCAACCGTTTTATTATCGGGGCCGATGCAGGACGTAATTATCGTACGACAGGGCCGGTATATAATAACGGCGGGTGGGG